CGATCTGGTCCAGCTGTTCAATCCGCTGCAGGTAGCCGTCGGCCTTGCGTCGCAAGTCGACGGGCGCCAGCTTGTCGGTGGCAATCATGGTGTTTGTTCCCCCTCTATGTGGTATGGCCTTGCCCTGGGCAGCCGGCGCCCGCCGGTCCGCTTGCGGCTGTATCGTTACCGGCGCCCGCCGGATCACTTCTCTAGTCATGCTTTCGACCAGCTCATGCGCCAGGTGGTCCGGCACCGCCGGCAGATCGCCCCACAAGCTGCGCACGCTGGCCGTGGTGTTGGCATAGGCCGGAAAGGGCACCACCGACACCTCGCGCAGACTCACCGCCAGCAGCGTGCGCACCGGCCCCTGTTCGGTTTTTTGCCAGCTGTCCTTGTCGACCGTAAAGCCAAAGCTCATTTGGTCGACGTCGCCGCGGCGCATGCTCTCCACATGCCCCGCGGCGCTCGCCGGCGGCGTAATCCGCACGCGCAGCCCCGTGCCATCCTCTTCCAGCTGCAGCGTGCCGGCCTTGGTGCGGCCGAGCACCTGGCTGTGATCGTGGTTCCACAGGGCGCGCACGTCGCCGGTCAGTGATTGTTTGAAAGCGCCTGGCGCGATCTGCTCGCGGAAGCCGCCCAGGTCCTCCGACAGCGAATTGAATACCGCCGCGTAGCCCTCGATCACCGGCGCCGTGCTCTCGCCGCGCACCTCGATATTCATCTCGATTGGATAGCGTTCCATGGGTCCCCCTCTCACGCCGAAACCAGCGTGCAATCGCAGCCGCTGTGCAGCTGCGGGTGCGTCTTTTTGCCGTGGATGCGCAGCTGGTTGCCTTCGTTGTCGACAATCACGCCATCCTCAATAAAGGCGCTGCCCACGGCCGTGCGCCGCCCGTGCATCTTGCGACAGAACGGGCACGATTTGCCCCTGGCCGCCCACACCGTCGCCGCCACGCCCACCAGCGCATAGCTCGCGATCGTGGCGGCATTCACCGAATCCACCGATTGCCGCATGCCCTCCTTGGCGGCGCGCTTCTCTTCCCATTCGTTGACACGCCCTTCTACGGCCTCCAGCCCGGCGTCGCCGGCATTCTCGCCCAGCAGCGCCGCCAGCTGCCCTTCGCTGGCCAGCACCCACGCCGCGCTCAAATTCGCCAGGAATGCCGCCGTAAAGTCGGCAAAGGATCTGGGCACCTTGGCGCCCACTTCGCCCTGCACCGAGTTCGCCGCCCCGCGTATGCTCGCGGTCAAGACGGGCGCAAAATAGGCTGGGATCTTGGGCTGCAGCTCGCGGTAGAATTCCGCCAGCCACAGCTCAAAACTCGCGCGGTCATTCCCCACGCTTGCCAGCTTACGCAGCAGATCGGCCGCCTCACGCTTGACCAGGCGCGCGGCGGCGTCTGTCCACAGCGTGCGGAAATTGGCGATCAGCTCCTGGCGGTCACGCCGCACGGCATGCTGGGCGGCCGTCAACACGTCATCATCCGGCCCGTCATCCTCTTCCGCTGGCGGCGCTTCGGCGTCCAGCTCCAGATCCGGCAAGGTGGCCCGCACCAGCAGCGCCGGCAATTCGGCGGCGGTCCAGACGCGCCCCATTGACCGCGCTGCTGGTGTGGGCGCCGCCGGAATGGCGGACGGCGCCCCGGGATTCTCGATCTTCGCCTCGGCTTCGGCCGACAGCGCCGGCGCCGTGGTCATGTTCAGCGGCGCCAGGAATTCCTCCAGCCCGTCGACGGCATTCAAATTCTCCAGTTCGCGCACCTCGTTGCGATTCATCCAGCCGTTTTGCACCCCAATGGCATACGCTTCCATACGTGATTTAGTGTCGCCGCGCAGCAGCCCCTGCATCCTGTGCTCGGCAAAATAGCGTGCTCGCTCCCCGGGCAGCAGCAGCGTGCGCCAGATTTCATCCTCAAAGTTGCGCGCCCAGGGCAGCAGCGTATACTGCACGAATTCCAGGTTGTTTTGCTCGGCGCTGGCATAGGATTGCGCCGACGGGTCGCCCACCAGGTGCGGCGGCACGCCGAACACGCGTGCAATCTCCAGCACTGAATACTGGCGGCTCTCCAGGAATTGCGCCTGGTCGGGCGGCACGGAAATGGGCGTGTACTTGTCGGCGCCCTCCAGCACCGCCACACGGCCGCTGTTGCGCGTGCCGCCGTGCAGCTGCTGCCATTCCTCGCGCAGCGTCTTGCGGCTTTCCGGCGTCAGCCGGTGCGCCACGTTCAGCACGCCATCCGGCCGGCTCGAGTTTGCATAGAAGGATCCGGCGCTGCCCTGCAGCGAAAGCGCCAGCGCCACGCTCTCGCGCATCAGGTTTTCGATCACGCCGTAACCAATGCGCCCGTCGCCGGCCAGCCCGCGCAGATGCAGCACTTCATAGGCGCTGTACACCACATGCTGCGCACCGGTTTTCACCTTGTAGGCCAGCCCGCCGTCGGCGGCATCCACAAATTCCAGGTTGTTGGGATGCAGCGGCACCAGCGCCACCGGATCGCCGGATCGGTCGCGGATGATCCGGCTGCAGCCGTTGCCATAGAGCAAAGTCCACATCCAGATTGTTTCGCGCCACTTGTAGGCCGTCTGCCAGGAATTGGGCACGCTCAATACCTGCGCCAGCGGCATAGCAATCTCGCGTTCCTTGCCGCCCTCGATGCGCCGGTAGACGTGCAGCGGCAGCCCGGCTAGCGTGCCGCTCAATAACCGCACACATGCCAGCACGGACGACACGCGCAGCGCCGATTCTTCACTCACCCAGGGCGCCCAGCCCAGACCGCCGGCGTCAAAGGCTTGCACGGCGTCATAAAAAGGCTCTGCGCCGCGTTCCTCAGTGACTGGCGCAGCCGGCTTGCCGGTCAGCCATTCCACAAAGCCCATTCGGTTTTTCCCTGGGATAAAAGAAAAAGCGCCACCAAACCCATGTGGGCGTGGTGGCGCTCGCGGCGCTCTGTGCGTTATTGTGCGCTTATTCGGCGCTTATGTCAACTCTTTTCGTGTTTTCCTCTTCTATTTCCTCTACCAGCGCCGACACGAAGAGCACCGCATCGCCGCCCACGGCGGCCAGCGCCACATGGTAGCGCACGCCGCGCCGCACGATCTCCAGCGTGCGCCCGTCGCTGGTCAAGCGGCACAATAATTTGCCGTCGGCGCTGCGCACTTCCACCATGGTCTGGTGGGTGGTGGTCAAGATTAAACCTCGCCCGCCTCGCGTACCTTCACGATCAGCTCCTGCAATCCGTTCGCGTCAACCGCATCCCGGATCCCCAGCCACCTGTCATGCACAGTAATGACAACATTTTCCCGGACCGTGAAAATGATCTTGTCCGCAGCCCCCCCCTCAATTTGCTCCACACATTTGTCAGCCGCTCTAATCAGCGGTGCCGCAAATTCCAAAATCGACTGCAATATCCACATATCCTGTTTTGTTAGCTGCATTTCATCCTCCTATAGTACGATCAGCCCCTGGTCATACATGCTTTCGCCCTGCTCATTCACGAGCGCCCGCTCCAGCCCCATGATCGCCGCCACCAGGCCGTCGATCTTCTCGCGGCTCTTGTTTTTGGCCGGCTTGACGTTGCCGGCGGCGTCCTGCTGCACCACCAGGTTGTCGGCCGCCCAGCGCAGCACCGGGTTGCCGTCATGCCCCAGCTCGCGGCTCGCCACCATGCGCGCCAGGGCGCTGGTCGGGTGCGCCATGCTTACAAAGCCCTGGCCAAACTCGACCAGCGAAAAGCCCTCATAATACAGCTGCTGCTGAATTTGCCTGGCGCCCCACCTGTCAAATGCAATTTCCGCAATGTCATAATGCCCGCGCAGTTCGACAATGCGCGCAATGATGCGCTCAAAGTCGATCACGTCACCGGCCGTGGCTTCAATCCACCCTTCGCGCTGCCATACATCGTAGGGCACGCGGTCGCGCCGAATGCGCGCCTGCATGTCGGCCGTCGGGATCCAGTGCCACACGCGCACATGCCAGGGTTCGCCCTCTTCAATTGGCGGAAAGACCAGCGCAAGCGCCGCCAGGTCATGGGTATTGGCAAGATCAAGCCCTCCGTAACACAATCTGCCCGTCAAATCGACGGGCGCCACTTGGCACGCATCCCACAGCCGCATATCCAGCCAGCGGATATCCTGCTGGGTCCAGATGTTCAGGTGCAGCCGCTGAAAGGTGTTCTGGTAACCCGGCGTCTGCAGCGCACGGTTGCACTGTTCCGCCAGATAGTCCATTGTCAGCGTTACGCCCAGCCCGGGATTGGCCTTGGCCCAGGTGCGCGGGCTGGTCCAATCGTCGCCTTCGTCGGCGGCGGCGATAAAGCCAAAGTGCGTCGGCGCCACCATGGCATCGGCGAGCACGGCGCGGCTCAACTCGTGCTGTTCCCAGCAGATCGAATTCCTGTCAAAACCGGCCGTGGTGATCATCACCAGCAGCGGCTGGGACCTGGCGCCCATACTTGTTTGCAGCACGTCAAAAAGTTCGCGGTTTGGCTGCGCATGCAGTTCGTCAAAGATCACGGCCGACGCATTCAGCCCGTGTTTTGAATAGGCCTCGGCGCTTAGCACCTTGTAGCTGCTGTGCGTGCTCTGCACCACCAGCGCCCGCTTAAGCACACGGACGCGGCGCATAAGGCTGGGCGAATCCTGCACCATCTGTTTCGCCACCTCAAAAACAATGCTCGCCTGGTCACGGTCCGCCGCCGCGCTGTACACCTCGGCGCCGGCCTCGCCGTCCGCCAGCAGCAGGTAAAGCGCAATCGCGCTGCACAGGGCGCTTTTGCCATTCTTGCGCGGCAGCTCCAGGTAGGCGGACCGGTATCTGCGCGTGCCGTCGGCCCTCTTCCACCCGAAGAGCTGGCGCATGATTTCCTTTTGCCAGGGCTGCAGCGTGAAAGGTTCGCCCGCCCACACGCCCTTGGAATGGCGCAAAAAGCCCTCAATGAAGGCCACTACCCGCGACGCGGCCTTTTCATCGTACCAAAAGCCCGCCCGCGCCAGATCATCACCCGTCATAGGTCATTCAGGAAGGATTCAAAGGCATCGCCGGCGCTTTCCGGCGTCACCAGCCGCACGCGGGCGCTGGGCGTCAGCCCCAATTCGCTCATGCAGCGCAACATAGTGCGCTGGGCATCGTCCGCCACCTTAAGCAGCGGGTTGCGCATCGCCGTGCCCTTCTCTGAAAGCACGATCAGCCCCTTTTGCTCAATTGCCCGGCGGCATTCCACCCACTGCGCATAGCCGGCCACGTACATGGCCAAAATGTCGGCCTCGGCCTCGGTCACCACGCCGAATGGCTCAAGAATGCGCAGCACGCGCCGCCACTCGGCGCGCTCCGTGTCACTCAAATGCGCCGGCGGCTTCGGTTTGCGGATGCGCGGCTTCGGTTCGCGCCGGTTCAACGGCCGTTTGCCTGGGTTGCCGTTCAGTAGCTTAATTGCCGTCGGTATGGCTGGATTTGGCATGCTCTTTCCTCAAAAACTTTTCAAGCGCGGCGGCGTGCGTGTTGT